AGCCAGGTATAATCGTAAGCATTGATAAGGATCTTTTACAAGTACCTGGACTACACTACAATACCCGAAAGAAACAGTATGAAAATATGACTGAGGAGGAATCTTCTCTGTTGTTGCATACTCAAGTACTGATGGGTGATTCTGTAGATAACATCAAAGGGTTAGTAGGTATTGGTAAAGTAAAGGCAGCAGCGGTAATGAAGAATGTACCTATGTCGCAACACTTATCTGCTGTAAAATCTTTCTGGCAAACATCATTTGGTCGTGGCTGGGAAGACAACTTACAACTTAACATGGACCTAGTATACTTGAAGAGGAGCATGGATGACCGTTATGACATCCGAACAGGAAAGAGATTTATTCCAAAGGTTCGGAATATCAGTGGAGCAGGACTGGACAGCAGCACGGAAGTACCAAGCGACGATGGAGATTGGTTGGGTACGGAAGACAGCGACAGCTAACTCTAAGGTAAAGGCAGTACTAAAATTGAAGAGTGAAGTAGTGTCAGATATGATTAAGGCCAATTCTAACTTGACAGTGGAAGAAGCCTTTGAACAATATACAATGTACAAAAAGCTAGGAGTATAACGATATGGGTAAGATACTTAGAAAGACTGAGTGTGAGTCTTGTGGATCCAGTAATAATCGTTGTGAGTATGACGATGGATCTGCTTGGTGCTTCACCCCTGATTGTGCAAGTAATAAAAAAGCCTTTGAAAACAAGGTGCCTGAAGAAAGTAACGTAGTATCTTTCGATTCTTTGCCTTTCGGTACTTCTTCTGAACGAAAGATCTCCACAAAGGTGTGTGAGTTATTTGGTGTCAAGCGAGAAGTATCTTCCTCAGGGGGAACCAGTGCTGTTTACTACCCCTACCACGAGAACAGTGTTGTGGTAGGTAGCAAGAAACGACTCTTCCCGAAAGATTTCCGGGTGGAGGGTAGGTTACCTCTTACTTTGTTTGGACAGAATGCTTTCCCAGGTGCGGGTAAACGTATTGTGATCACTGAAGGGGAAGAAGATGCTCTTGCTGTAGCAGAGGCCTACTCTAACTATGGGTCTAACATTATCTACCCTGTAGTATCTATACCTTCTGCTTCTAACCTGAAGGCAGTTGTGGAGAACCGAGATTACTTACGATTGTTCGATGAGGTAATCTTATACATCGATACAGATGAAGCAGGTGATGTTGCAGTAGAGAAGCTAGCTAACATTATTGGTTTCGAGAAGGTAAAAGTAGCCCGTACTAAGTTCAAAGATGCCTCACAAGCACTTATGGAACAAGGACATATGGCTGTACTCCGAGGTATCTGGGATGCACAACAGTATAGTCCTCAAGGTATTGTTACAGGGGAAGACCTGTGGACAAAGTTAGTGGAATACAATGATGTAGAGTCACTACCTTATCCTGAATGTTTCTCAGGCCTTAATGATAAGATTAAGGGTATGAGGCTGGGGGAGATAGCACTTTGGGTATCCGGTACTGGCGCAGGTAAGTCTACTATGCTGCGGGAAATCGTTCTTGATATTATAGATCGAACAAACGATAAAGTAGGTATTATCGCTCTTGAAGAAAGCCCCGCAGAGACCACTCGTAAGCTTGCTGGTATGGTAATCAAAAGAAACCCTTCAGCAGAAAAGATACACTTGGATGACCTACGTGTAGGTTTTGATACCTTCAAGGATCGTGTGATGGTACTGGATCACTGTGGATCGATGGCCAACGGAATTATATCTCAACTAGAATACATGGCGCTCTCTGGTTGTAAGTACCTGTTCATTGACCACATTACTATCTTGGTCTCAGAGGGGTCTGCAGGTCTGACAGGCAACGAGGCCATCGATAAGGTGATGAATGATTTACTGCGTATATCTAAACAGCACAACGTGTGGATCGGTCTGGTGTCTCATCTACGAAAGATGTCTACAACAGGACAGTCATTCGAAGAAGGAAGACTCCCCACAGTCGACGACATCCGAGGATCAGGTTCCATCAAACAAATTTCACACGATATCTTAGCTTTCTCACGAAACATAACTGCGGAGAAAGAAGATGAGCGAAATACCATCACGTTATCTGTCTTAAAATCACGTTATACTGGTAAGACAGGACCAGCAGGTACGTGTAAGTATGACTACGATACAGGTAGACTACATGATGGTTTATACGATAAAATGCTGGGTGACCTTGGTATATAATCGAAGTCCATTATTAAAAGGGAATGAAAGATGGAAGATAACATGAAAGACCCTCTCAATGAAGTGGTGGATTATCTAATAAACAAGAGTTCTAAGGTGAATATGAATAACCCCAAGGCAAACAAAGGGGCACAAATACTGCGTACTATTTCTAAGTACCAAGAGAATATCCCAAGTATTGTTCAGGTAGCTTTCGACAAGATGTCGTCTAACTTCACACGGGAGTATCCTGAACAGCCAGTGGGTCTTGCTAAAACTACTCAGGTTAGTGTAAGTATAGGTGAGCATGTGTTTACCAAGTACTTTGAGACTAAGTGTAGTTTCCATCAAGCAATCAGGACAGGAGATCTGATCCTGGAGGCCTACGTACAGTCAGGTTTTATCATAGTGAAGAGAGCAGAAGGTTTCGGTGCTTACAATGCTCAAGCACCATATATGATTGAGCCAACAAGTCGTTGGGAAGAGATAGGTGAATTTAAACTGATTGAAAGTAAGGGATTACTTGTTTATACTGTGGATGAAAGGCCAGAGGATATCAGTAACATAATGCAGCCTAAGAACTATCCTTTAATTAAACGGTGGGGTATATCTGCTCCTCAGGCACAGAAAGATGCCTTCAATAATATGTTTATCGATTCACCCTTCGTCAGAGCAGCTAATAACTTACAACAAACAGCTTGGAAGATAAACCCTAAGGTACTGGCAGTACTCTCGAATAACCTTAGTAGCATAATCCCTAAAGATTTACCTATGTATGCGAAGGCTATACCTAAGAGTTTGCTTAAGACTGCATATGAGAAGTACAGAGGTAAACCAACTCTTGCTAACAAAGAAGCGTATAACCTTATCGCCAAGGAATGGGAGAAAACCCTCCGACCCCTGCAAGTAAGAGCTAAACGTGCTGAGATCAAGACTACTATCGGTAAGGCTAAACAGTTGGCGGAGTGGGGGCAGTTCTATTCTCTGGTAGATCTAGATTATCGTGGTAGGGTATACTACAAAGAACCCTCAATGAACTATCAAGGTAACGATATTGCGAGAGGATTAATGTCCTTCAGTGAAAGTAAAGTTATTGATGATAGTGGAAAGAGAGCCTTGGCTGTACATACAGCTAACTCTTATAACGAGAAGTTTGATGTGGAGGAGATACCAGACTGGGTAGAGGAAGACTATAAAACTACACTGGTGGAAGAAGGTATTGACACTATCAGTGTTGATAAGTTCTCTATCGAAGACAGAATTAACTGGTTCAACAACAATTGGGACTTGATCGAAAATACAGTTGATCAAGGTGTACTACCTGGAGGTGAAAAACCAGTGGTATTCTTAGCTTGTTGTATTGAATGGTGTGATATCGCTGAAATGGAAGACCAAGGGTTGGTCCCTACTTCAAATATACCTGTTGCCATAGACGGTACATGTAATGGATATCAACACTCCGCTGCCATGTCCCGTGATAAAAAGACAGGTGACTTAGTAGCACTCAATGATACTGTAGTACCTCAAGATCTGTATGTTAAAGTGGCTCAGAAGTTAGTAGAACTAGCCCCTGACTTCTTTAAAGACAGACCAATGTCCTACGCAGAGATACGTAAGTTAATATCTAAACGGGCTACGATGACCAGAGCATACTCAGCGGGCGCACAAACAATTGCTGCGTCTATGTACTCTGATTGTGTTCAAGCGGGGGCAGATGAGTTATACAATATTACTCAGATTGACTGTGATGAGTTAGCAGTACACACCCTTAAGGCAATCGAAGAAGTATGCCCAGGGTCTCAGACTACTATGAAGTTCCTACAGGACTTGGCTCAGTGGGAACTAGGTACATTCGAGTATCAAGATGAGAAAGGGACTAAGGTGTCTCATGCTAAGGTAAGTAAATACAAGAAGCTAGCCAGAGCAGCTAACAAAGAACAGAGGGCAAATCCAACTGTAGATAACACCCTCGCGTTAGATAAGATTAACGCTGAGATATCAGGATGTAAACTTGTGTTAGTGAAAGGACATGCAGGTGAGGATATCCGTTGGATGACCAAGTCTGGTTTCCCTGTTATCTATAAGGTAAATGCTACAAGACAAGACACATGTAAGTCTACACTACGTGGTGTAATCGGGGGTGCTTCTAAGCAACCTGGACGTATTAACCATGTAGCTAAGATATACTTAGACACAACAAACAGGAGGGAGGCCAGTGCAGGTATCTCACCTAACTATATTCATTCACAGGATGCCACTCACTTGGCCTTGGTAGTGAATGATTTCGGTATCAACTTCGGTGCAGTACACGATAGCTTCAGCTGTCATGCTTCTGATATTGATAAATTAAAACAAATAACACAAGAAAACTTCGTTGATATGTACAGCGACGATAACCCCTTGGAGGCAGTTAAGCGGTATATAACCACCAATGACTGTACTATAGAAGTACCAGAACTAGGCAAGCTAGAAATAGCTGGCGTACTAGATTCTCGTAACTTCTTCTCATAGGTAAAACATGAAAGAAAAAATACATTACAATTGGTTCGCTTTACGTGATCGGTATCTACTCAGTAAACAAAGACAACCACTGATGACTGATGAACGTTATTGCGAGATAGAGGGTATCGATACAGATACCTATGCTCACAACAAAAGTAAAATGAGAGAGTACTTTATCTCTAAACAAGACGATGCCAAAGAAGGTGCGGAACAGTATGATCTGTTCTTAGCACATAACGGTATCTTAAATAAAGAGGAAGAATAAAATGATAGCAACAATCATATTCGGAAGCTTCGCGGTACTATTTTGGCTGGCTACAATTAGACAAGTGTTTGCGGACGATGAAGTTCACTGGAAAGAGGGAATGAGATAATGAAATCTTATAACAAAGATGCACTACGGGGCCTCCCTGTAGATGATAAAGACTGGCAAGCAGATATGGCTAAAGTGGGCATTACTATCCCTGATGATCTGTTGTACTCACCTGAAGGTCCTCGCCATGCAATGCAAGTAATTCGTGAGCGTAACGTTCAGGATCAAATGACTGCCTTAGGTTTAGATGAAGGGGAAGCTCGTAAGAAAGTAGAACCCATGTATAAAGCAGCAGTACAAGAATATGATAAACTAAATAAATAAAAATACCCCCTCAATACCGTAATGGTACTGAGGGGGTTTTTAAGTTTAGTTAGTCTCTACCGGATCGCATGAACATTGACTTATCAGGGTCAACATTGGCCATGTCCTCAACTAGATTTTGTACAGAGTGACCGAGTTGAAGTAACTCTGTGTCTGCACCGTTACGTGCTTCTTTTAGTATGTTACTAACGTACCAGGCTACAAAAGCCTTGGGGTCTACTGAAAAACTACTTTGAGTAGAGTTATCAGCGGATTCGAACTTAGTCCCAAGAACCCACAGGCCACCTTCTTTGGGTGACCACAGGCCTAGTTCCTTTGCCTTAGCTAACACGTTCTTTGTCTTAAGTAAACGCCTTTTGCGTGAAGCAAGAGCCTTCTTGTCTCTAAGAACTACACTGTCGACTTCCCCTGCACCGCCATGACGCGCATGAGGGTTTACCAGAGAGTTGTCTGAGATAAGGTTTTCCCAACTTCTGTCAAACCAATCTGTAAGCTCTGCATACTCTGAATCTGGACCTAAAATCATAGAGTCCTGTCTGAGCAACTTAGCAAGCTTAAACTCAATATCGGAAATAACCGCCATAGTTGTATGCCTAGGTAAGTCATATTGAAGTACCTTCCTTGTAGACTCAGTGTTCAATATTTGAGAGAACATCAACCCTTCAAGTGGGGGTAACCCGACCGCATCATGGATATCAAGGATGATATCTCTATGCTCCCCTAGGCGTTCCTGTAGTGTATCGAAAGTAGCAGTCACCAAAGCTCTCTCAACATTATGTCCGTGTGCAGGACCTGCTGCTTGAGCTACCGCAGAGTAGGGCATTGGTTCGTTGAATGTACCTTCTGCTTCAATAAACTTACTGTCAGCGGGGGCTGCAGGTAAATCTTGGACTTCAGAGTAAGAAGGATTCTCTTGAGTAGCTTTTTGACCCTTGATAATA